TAATTACATCATCAATATAAAAACCTGATTCAAAGGTTGTAGTTCCGGAAGTTGCCCTTCAGCCTCCTACTTATCTATAAGTAATGTTGCGCCTTCAATATTTGTAATAGTAGAAACTTTCATTCCTCCAGGAAATAAAATTCCATCTTCTGGAATATTAAATGCAAAGACATCTCCTGTTGGACAGTCCCCTTGGAATAAAGTTGTACTATCAGTATTGTCTTGTAAGATTATTGAACCTGCACCGCCACCATCTGAAGCAAGAATAAGTCCTCTTAGTCTTGTTCTTCCAGCGAAGACAGCACCTGTGCCAGAAACTCTTACCGCTTTTACATCTGATTTCATATTTTGTTTCTCCGTTAAAATTTTATGTGGGGCCAAAGCCCCACACTAATTATTTATTACGCTACTGTTGCGCCACTGTTTGAGATAATAACCCAACCAATTGTGTTCGCATATAATAATGCGACAGTATCATTTGCATCATTGAACGTAATTGTAGTTCCATTTGCAAAAGTAGCTGGAGTTAAAGTTCCATCTCCACCGTCAACAACCATAGTAATGATTTTAATTTGACCTGCTGAACCGTTTGCAAGTGTTAATGCATCTGCTCCAGTAGTAGTTATTTCAGTTACTAAGTTAGTTATATCAACTGCACCAGCGCCAGATAGTTGTTGAACACCACCTGTAATAGATGCTCCGTAAGTAGCACTAGTTGTGATAGCACCTGTAGTTGCGTTTTTTGTTATTTGTTCAAAACCGTTTTCTGATCGTACCGGTCCTGAAAATGTAGTATTTGCCATAATTATATCCTCCTAGTTTCCGAACATAGTCTCTAGGCCGTCGACTATACGCGTCTATGTTCTAATTAAATTGTATAGTGATTAATTTATATACTAGATTTGTATAGAGTGCAAGAGATCCCTAGGAATGATTGACGTTTTCAATAATGTCTAAGTTCTAATTAACCAGCGAAAAGGTGAATTTCACCATCTCTAGGATTATTATGAACCTGTGCTTCTTGTTCTCTGATGATTGATCTAATTACTCTTTTGATCTCATCACCTAGAACAGACATTTCTGGTGTTATTTGTCCTTTGTTTTCAAGAAACAACTCGTTCCATCTAGACTCGAGTTTCAGTTTCTTTGCGAACAATACCATGTTGTCCTGAGCCATTTGTAACCTCCTCATAGGTTATGTAAAAATCATTTCCAGTGCTTGTAAACTGAAGATCATTTCTTTCCCATTTTATATCAGATTTTCCTAGAAAGTCAATGATATGAGGATTGAGCTCATTTGCATCATTTATTTCTTTATCGCTTTCGATTTCAAACTTTGTTTGAAGATGTTTTGTAAAAATTTTAACTAAGTATTTATTCATGGTTTTTTCTTTCTATATGTTAAATGAGGCGGGATTGTGTCCCGCCTCAAAATGATTAGGTATTAAGCACCTTCAACACCGAAGATACCTCTATAGTCAGAAACTCCGAAAGAGTATCTTTCTCTAGCTTTGTATCTTACGTTGCCAGTATCGAAATCACCTTCCATTGCAGTTTTGATAGCTGCTCTTTGGAAGTATTTCATACCATTCGGCACGTCTGTTGTAATGTAGAACGCATCTGTATCAGTTAAGAAATTGTTAACCACATAACCTTGTGGAACCATTCCCATTGATCTGATAGCGTTTGTGTCATTATCAGCAGTACCAACTCTTTTTTCAGACTTCATAAGTCTTTCAGCTGTAAATTGAAGCTCAGAAGGAATAATCATTTTCATTCCTCTAGCAGCAATTTTTAGACCTCTTTCGTCAGTCATTGCAGCGATGTCGATTAAAGACTGCTCCAATGAAGTTTCGTTAAGGTCAGCTTGAGTTGCTAAAGTGTTAGCTACTGTACCAGCGATTGTTGGGTGAGCAGTGTTAAATAAAGAAACACCATCACCTGAATCGTAGTTATCAGTTGTAGGTAAACCTTGAATTAGTGGGTTTACTGCTTTCACTTGTTTTGTTTGTGCCATTGATCTAGCTAACGCTTTTGTGTATCTAGATGCTAATCTGTCATACAGATTATCTTCAATAGCTTCTTCAGTAATTGAGAACGCTAAAGCCACAGTCTCGTGAGTGTATCTAGCTGTGAAAGTCTCTTGAGCATTGTCAAAAGCCACGCCAGCACCTTCAGACTTAGTCTGTGCTTGAGCAAACCCAGATAACATTACTTCTTCTTCGAACGCTCTGTCAGAAGATTCAGTAGTGTAAATCTCAGCATGTTGATTCTCATACTGTTTATATTCCAGACCGAATAAAGCATTCAAACCTGGCTCTAGTTCTTTAACTAGTTGTCCTCTTGATATCGCCATAATTTATACTCCTTATATTCCGGCTGTTTGTTTCATAAAGTGTTCGTTGATAGTAACGACTACGTTCGCATTAGCTGCGCCTAGTTCGTCATTCTCAGGATCTTTAGAAACACCTATTATTTTTAACTGAGCTGCAGTTGCTGCCATAGTTCCAGAAATTTCTACTCCTGAAACGTAGTCATGCGAACTACCTGCTGCGTACACGATGTCAGCACAGTTACCAATGTTTGTTTGGGCTACTGTACCAGCACTTTGTACTTCAAACCTTTCATAAGGGTCATCACTTACGAATCCAACAATATCTGTTGCAGTGTTAGATGCGTTTAAGTGGTTCGCCCATGTAGGCTTGCTTGTTGATGCGTCAGTATAGAATACACCAGTAAGTGCTCCTAATAAAACATCACCTGCTGCTGCAACACCAATTGTACCAGTCGCCAGCATTTCTACTGGGTCGTTTTGGTAAATCGCTGTAGCCGAAGCTGCAATGCTGTATTCGGATAAACCTTGTGCGTCTCTATTCTGACCAACTTTTCCGATCGGTCTTAGACCGAACGCTGCGTCTTTATTTGCCATAGTTGTGTCCTCCTTATAGACATTTATTTAGTTTATCCTTTGATGGTTAGGAATCGTTAAAAAATTAACTTTTCTTTGAGCCACCGAAGGTTACACGAGATTGTCTATCAATATTGATAGGCATACTCTGATGCTGTTCCTTCATAAGATCGTTGTCTAAAGCTTCAACTTGTTCAGTACCTTGCTTAGCATAATACTCTTGTCGTTGTTTTGCGATCTCTTCCGGTACCCTTGTCAGCACAAGGCCACCAACTCCGATTACTCCTGCGTATTTGCCGTCTTCAACAATTGGATAATCTGCTTCTGGATATTCATCAGCTCTCACTAATTCATAACCTTGTCTTATTCTTCCTGATACGTTTTTTGTATCATTGAAGCCAAGAGTTTCAGCTCTTACCCATCTATGTCTAAAACCTGTAGGCGCAGGTGGTGCATCTAAAGATGATGGTGGAGTCCAAACTTTTTTTCGAACTTCTTTTTCTCTAGTTTGACTCGCACGCGAGGTCTTGTTTAGTTTATCATTTTCCATATGCTATACCTCCTTCGTGATTTTTAATTGTTTCGCATATTCTTCTAGTGGCACACCTAATTTTTTAGCGATTGCTACCTGAGAGGGCGTGAGTCTCACAGTCTTGCGACCAGTATTTGTACTTCGCTTCGCACTAGCTACTGTTTGTACGGGTTTGGTCGTTTCCCCTTTAGTACTATTAGTTGTACCAAATTTGTGGGGGAATTCAAGTCTTATTCTCTTATCTATTTCAGAATAATACTCATCAGA